CAGGAGCGTTGCGAGCGCGGCCTTTTTGCTCTCGCCGTCCTCCAATACCTCGCAGATGAGATTGAACGGGTTAGTCCCCGATACGTCGGGCAAGTCGCTCAAACGCTTGCCGTTCTGAAAAGCCTCGATGATCTGTTCGAGGATAGCTTCTTGTGCTGCTGTCATAACTATTTGTTGTTTAAGAATTTGAAAACCGTTTTACCTTTCGTTGCGATGAACATCACCGACGATGCGGTATTCAGTCGCATTTTCTTCTGCTTACGGGATGCCGCCCATTGGCGCAACCGCCGCGATAGGGATATGAATACCGATGCGATCATACCTTTTCGACGTAAGTTCCAGCACCCCAATAGAGGTCGTGAGTGTTGAGAAAATCCGCATTCGGCGCAATCGCTTTTATCGCCATCGGCGACCAGTCGTTGAGAACTACCGGGGCGTCGGAAAACTCGTCGTCCTGATAGCATTTTACGCTCAATACGGCATCCACGCTGGAACTGCTGTATTTGGGCCTGATGTAGAGCGAGAACAGTGCGTCATTCGGCAGGCTGAACCCATTTGCGAGGCTTTCGATCTTGCCATGCGAGAGGATGCGCCCGCCGTTCATAAATTCGCTGATGTAACCTTGTCTTCCCATAGTTTGATGTTGTTTTAATTGAACCTGAAATTACCGTTTGCCGTGAGGCGGATCGACGAGAGCGTTACCAATCTGACCGTAGGCTCCGAAACTTTGATCTGAATCGTCTTGTAGAGGGCTACGTTACAGGTCGGGATGACATGGATGATGCTAATCCCGGCGGCGAGGATCGTGATACGCCCGTCGGGAGTTACCGATACGGCTTTGTCATCGCCGAGGAACAGCACATTCGGCTTAACACTTGCCGGAGCGAGCGTCGCGCGGATGAAATTCTCCGCCATATTGCCGACCAGCAGGCGCGAGGGGTATTCTACCGTCATCGCCGTAGGTACGAGGTTCAGCGGCTCCAATTCCGCAGCGGCGGCGATCACCTCCTCGCAATCCTCTTTCGCCTCAATCGCGGCGGCGGTGGCATTATTGGCATTCGTCGTCGCGGTATTGGCGGCGGTCGTAGCAGCCTGCGCCCTTTGCGCGGCATTATCGGCCGTCTGCGCTGCGGAGTTTGCCGCGCTGGTGGCATCGGTCGCATTTTTCGTCGCCGACTTCATCCCCTCGACGACCGACTGGATATATTCGAGCGACACCTTGACGCTCTTGTTGAATATATCGACGCCGATAGTCCACAGCCCTTTGAATGAGGTGCATTCGGGGAGTTCCGATATTTTCTTCTTTATCATATCCTTGTAGAGTTAAATTCTAAATACGATGAGGCCCTCTTCCGGCTCGGTTATCACGACATCCTTATCCTCGGTCGCCAATACGCAGTAATTACCGTCGGGCCGCGAATCGGGAAAGGTCAGGGTTACGGTGAACTCGCACCACACCCGCCCGTTGCGGCGAATATCGAATCGCGTTACCGTATTGCTCTTGTAGTAGCAATTATACTCCTCCAAAGCGTTGTCGTTGTATAATTTGCGTAATTCGGGTTTCAGCAGGGCGGTGAAAAGCGCATACCAGCGTTCCCAAAATTGAGCGATGCTATCGGCATAGATAAAGAGCTTCATCGCAACGTCTTTCGCCTTGTAGAAAACCGATTCTCCGTCATAGTCCACTCCGGGCCGATTGGTTACATCAATTTTCAGATTCTCGCGGACATTCGGGGCTTTCTGAATATTCCGATCCGTGCCGTCGAGGACATAGACCCCGAAGCGGGAAAAATCGACATCATCCATCTCGTAGCCGTTTTGCTTGAAGCCCGTCGGGGCTGTTGCATAGGGAGCTTGATTCAGCAGCGTATTGTACTCGTTCAGGCTCTCGATGTCCGTCTCATCGGTCGGATAGACGGGCGGAAAGTCATCGGCGAAATTCAGCGTGATTTTTCCGAGCTGGATTTTGGCGGACAATGCGGGATTGGTCAGAAGCCGCAGTTTGTAGGACTTGCCGAGTTCGGCGAAGTCGAAGATATGATATGCCCCATCGGAAAGCACCTCGAACAGATCGCTCGCGCTCAAAATATCGGTGATGCAAAACGGTATCGAGAATGTCTTGCTGTCGAGGATCGGATTAGAGAGATCTGTTTCCTCGCCGTCATATTCGGGCCATTCGGTGCTATTCAGTTTTTTGAATGACGGCATCTGTACGAGTGCCTTGTACCCGTACTGCTCTACGAAGATGCCGTATTCGCTGAACGCATCCAGTCCGTCTATGAACAGCTTGCCTACCATAGGATTTTCGCGTTGTCCTGAACGATGTAACTCACCTCGGAATCCTTATCCTTTTCGACCTTGACGACCGCATATCCCGATGCCGCGACGGAGGCTTTTGCTCCGCACATTAGGAATAGCCGATTTCCGGCGGTTTCGCGGTATTTCAGCTCGGCGGTGGTATCTCCTATCAAAAAGACTTTCCGAGCCTCCAAAAGCGAGATTTCGCCACTGTCGATATATACCCCGTATCGCTCCGGGTGGTACTTCTTGAATCGTCTGAATGTGGCGATGTTGGGGAAGTTGTAGGCCGTCATAAATTCGACCCCTCGCGGGGAGAACATCAGCCCGATCAACTCTTCCAATGTCTCGTCGCCTTTGAACATGTCGCAGGCTTCGAGTTTTGCGGCCATTTCATACTGCCCGCTATCGGCGCATTGGGCTTGGGCGGCATCTTTGGCCGCCCTCCATTCCCTCTGTATTCGTCTGATGAGTTCTTTCATTTAGCTGCGGAGTTTTAATCCTTTCCGGTCAATATCATCAACCGTGTTTTTGATGTCCTTGATATTCTTATCGACCCTATCGAGCTTGTCGTTGGCCTCGGAGGTATTCTTCTCAATGCCCGTCAGTTTGTCGAGGACGGCATTGCTCGTGCGATTCAGGTCATTCATGCCTTGTACGAGGGTATAGGTATGCCCCTGAATGGTCGTCAGGCGGGCGTTGTTCTCATCGACGCTATCCTGCGACGCGGTGGCGATCCCCTTGCTCATTCCCTCGCGCTCGGCATCTCCCGTGAAATAATTTTTAAGGCTATCGGACAGACCTTGATAGATCGCGTTGAACTCTTCTCCGACCTGATTGAGTTCTCCGGCAAATCCATTCATCGAACCGATCACGGCGTCGATGCCTTTGAACGAGCCGTCATTGCCGAACCATTCTTTTTTGTATCTGTCGAAAATGCCTCCGATACGCTCTTCCAAATACTTCTGTACGAGCATTCTTTGCAGAACATCGGCGACAATATCATTGACCTTTTTGCGCCATGCCTCCATCGCATCCTCTCCCTGCTTGGCCGCTTCGAAGAAAGCATCTCCGAGTTCCGAGGCAAGGTCGGCGGCGGTATAGCCGATGATGTCTTCCAGCATCTCGTTGATGATGGATGCCATCTCTTGGGCGATCTCCTGAATCTGTCGCTGCCACTCCTCGATCTTGCCGTGATCGGTCTTTTTCTTGCTTTGCTCCTCATTGATCTGTTTCTGAATGAGTATCTGCTGCTCTGCAAGGTTTTCGAGCTGCTTGCGGCTTTCGTCGTATCTCTTCCCTCCGAGGGCTTTATCGGCGGTATAGGCTACCTTTGCATACGCATCGGCAATCTTCTCGATGGATTTCTCATATACCTCGCTATCGTAGCGCATCCGGGCGATCATCCGTGTCCATGAGTTGCCGTACTGCTGTGATGTGAGATGCAGACGCAATACCTCCTGCGTGGTTTCGGCGTAGATGTCCCTCAATTTCTGCACGGCATCCCCGACATTATTCTGCAAGCGGACGGTATCGGCATTGTCGAGTTCCCATTGCAGTTGGTCGATGCGGCGTTGCAGGTTCTCGATTTCTTTCTGCTTGGAATCGTCATCGTTGAAGAGGTTGGCGATGGCCGTAGCGACCTGCAAAGCCGCCGAAATAACGGCGAGGATAACCGATGCTTTCTCGATGGTTGATATAGAGGCGGCTCCGGCTGCTGCTGCGGCCGTTGCACCCTGTGCCGTTGCATCAACGGTAGCTTCTACGCCCTCGGCGACGCCTTTGCCGACATCTCCGATGGCATCCATGACAGTCGATGCGGCATCCAATACCGCGTCAATAGTATCGAGGGCCTTGCCGATACCATTTGCGACATCATCGGAGAATATCGCCGCGAGGTTCTGCGCTTGGCCGCCGATCCCGGAAATCACGCCTCCGACAGCCCGCAGTTGCGTTGCGAAATTCTTGTAGGAAACGGTGATATTATTACGTGCGGATAATGCCCGCTGTTCAGCCTGCGAGTTGCGCTCCGTCGCTTCGGCAACGCGGAATTTCGCCAATTTCAGGTTTTCTTCGGCTTCGCGGTACTTATCGCTGTCCTCCGTGAGAGTACCCAAATCAATCTGCTCGCGGAGGGCCTGCTCGACGGCGAGAGCTTCGTTGTATTCCCGCTGCGCGGTCGTGATCCCATCCTGCGCGTCGTGCCATGCCTGCAATGCGGCGACGAACTCCGTTTTGGCGTTGCCTATGTCCTTGATCGACTTGTGCAGGGCGACAAAGGGGTTTCGAGAGGCGATTTCCTCCTCCATCTTGGTAATCGCTTCTTGATAGTCCTTGATCTCGGTTGCGCCCATCGAATCCTTGTTCGAGGCGAAATAAGCCTTGATCTTGTCGAGGTTGTATTGCAAGGTCGATAACGACTGTTTTCCGAGGTCGCCGAATACGCTCTCCCAGTTGATCGACTTTTTGAAATCCGCAGATTCCAATGCGGCAAACTCGGCGTTCATCTGCTTAATCGCGTTGTGCAGGTATTCGGTCGGCATAGTGGATAGTTTCTTCGCCCACTCCCGATTGAGTTTCTCGATCCTCTGCTCGACCGTGCCGTATTCGTCAATCAGCGCGTCGGTGTATTTCCTGCGGATTTCGGCCTTTTCCCGCTCTCCCTGCTCTGTGATGGCCGTTAATACGCGATTGAACTCCTCGGCGATTTTAGGGTCTTGGAGTAACTCCTTGACGTAATCGTCGATAGTCATCTTGCCGCGCTTGGAATTGGCCCATTTGACCTCCGTCGCGCCTTTCTGCGACATGTAATATTGCTTCTCGGCATCCTGCCTAACCTTGGCGAGTTGGCGCAACTGCTGACGCCACGCATTACGCTTGCGGACGGTATCGAGTTCTATCTGATTGAGTTCTTTGGACTGTCCCTCTGCCATCGCCTCAATCGTATAGTCGGCTATCTCGCTATGCGCATCCTTGATATACTGCTTGACCGCTTTCTTCCATTCCTCGATGGATTTCTTTTGCGTGAGAGCCGCCTTTTTCGGGTCGAACTTGTCTTTGGACGGGTCGATATGGAAATCGAGGTCGTTATCTTTTTTGAACTGAGATGCTTTTTCCTGTATCTCTCCCCATTGTTTTTTCCAGTTTTCGTATTCTTCCTGCGCTTCATTTATGGCCTTTTGCGCTGCACGATTATCTCCGCGCTTTCCACGCCACCACTTGTTGAAATCGCCGTTTTCGGCCTTTGCTCTGACCTCTTGGAGCTTGATATATGCTTCGGTCGTTTTTGTCAAAAGAGCTTGCGCCTGTGCTTCGAGCATGAGCATTTCGCAATACTTCTCGCCCTTTTGCTTTAAGACGGTTTTCCATTCGGCAAGGGTTTTATAGTAACCCATTGCCTCCCCGTATTTGGAGTTCAGCTCTTTGACAACTTCTTTCTCCTGCGCTTTTGTCCCCTTGAAGCTTTCGAGTTTGTTTTTGTAGTTCTCGATCTCCATAGAAGCCTTGATGTAGGCTTCGTTGCCTGCTTTGAGGATTTCTTGCTGCTCCTCGAATTTCTTATCGGCTTTCGATGACGCCTCAAACGCTTTCATCAGCCAATTCACGAGCGACCCCAAAAGAACGACCAATGCTCCGATGCCGGTAGAAATGAGCGCGGCCCGCAGACCTTTCATTGCTACGGACATGGCTTTTGTAGCGACGGTTCCGGCGGTCGTCGCGGCAGTCTGTGCCGTTGTCGATGCGGTATTCGCCACTTGTGCGGCCGTCCCTCCTGCGGTAGCTGTATTATT